ACCGTCCCAACGGTATGTTTTCAGTCCTTGTAGGGAATTAGAACCCCCTTACAACGGATCCACCAGAAGACTCAAACTATCGCAAGAACAGAGCACAATTTGATATGTGTTGGAGCTTTAGGGAGAGTGGTAGAAGCGATTGGAGGAGTGGTCACTGTCGCCCAGGGATTTTGTCCCCTAGCTAGTGAAACACTCACAAGTTGAAAATTCGATGTGAATAGTAGATGATCCTACTCCACGGTTGTTGCAACAACATCACATGGCGAATGCATTACAGTTCCATCTTGACGCGGAATTTGGCTTGATCGAACAAGAGCGCGGCTCCTCCCGCTTGGATGAAAGGTAAGAAGAATCGAACCTTTGCTTCCTGGAGAAGCCACGCACGGATATCGATAAGCATCGACGACAGGACGTTGTAGGTCGTTGAGGGCTGACCAGTGTTGGTTGGGTTCATTACGCCAGTGAGGGCGCAGGGTACGACGGTCCCACCAGGGGATACCGCGTATGAACTCAGGGTCGAAACACAATTTCCATTTGAATCATAGCCGTTACAGTCAATCTTGTGCCCCGCGCCCATCATGGCGAGGACAGATTGAGCAGCACGGCCCATCTCCACTTCAACATTCACCAGACCCGTTCCAGATTTGGGAACCCGGATCAGATTGGGATTGGAAGTAGAGATGGTGCCGGCTGTAACGCCGTTGATCACTTCGAGACCGCCAGTGTTACCTAGGGGGAACGCGGGGTAGATCCGGCTAAAGGAGTCGGAGGTACGCCCGCTAACGTCAGAGAATGTCTCACCGAGGATGTTTTCTTCCATCGTCGGCATAGACAACTCGACCGTATAATCCACCCAAAGGTCCCATGTGTAATTCACAGTAGCCGGAATGTCGGTTGCGATCACCATGAAGCCGCAAAAGGCTGTACGTGGTTCGCCAGTACCGATTCGGTTGCTAGAATTGCAGTAACGCCAGGGGAACCCTTCGTTGAATCTCTTGATCGGAATCTTGAGAGTAAGAGTTTCCCAGACGCCAGCCTCTACCGCAGTGGAGAGGCCCATGAAGGCTGTCTTGTTCGGGGGCACGGGATCATCCCAGTCAGGGTCTGCCGCAAGGTAGACGCGGCCCGCAGAGGTTGTAGCCTGCGCGGAGATTAGGGTGAACTCGCACTTCTGGAATTTGTATTTCTCGAAACACTGTGCGACATTCGAGAGCCACGGAAAACACATCCCATTGCTGGGTGAGATATCGTAGCCCAAGGACGCACGACTTGTGGCCGTTAGGGAAAAGCCACCGTTCGAGTCGAAGTTGGTTACAGTGCCAACGCACTCGCGCCGCGATATGGTCATACCATCCCTAGCCGATTTAACGGCTGGGGGTGCTGACCGTACTGTGACAGCAACGGCGGTAGGCGCTTTGCGCGCGGAACCGACGGTCTTAGTTGATGATTTCTGCTTGGTTTTCATTGAGTAGAAAGCTTGGATTGATGCTCTTGTAGGGAATCCCCTCGAGCAGAGGGGACTGTACATTCTAGGTGCACCTGCTCTCGCAGGCGGTGCCGTGCAGTCTCTCGACATTTTGGTTAGTACGGAAGTATTGAGCACTCGTCAGTGCACCGTTTTGGACCATTAGCACCAGAACTCCCTCACATCGTTACAATACGATGACATATCTTCAACATCCGGAAAGGTTTCGACCGTCTTATAATTATATGTCGTGATCTCGCGAAGAGATCTAGGACGTAAAGAATGAGACGCTTGCTTGCGGAAGCCGGACAGAACCTGACGATCGATAGGACGAATTGTAATAACTTCGTCCTTCTCCTGAGGTTTTATGTCGTATGCCATTGTAGCGTGACGTAGTGTTACGTTTGGATCAAATATATCTCTCTCTGACTCTTGTTGCGGAGTCGTACTTGTTCTGACAGAATACCGCGCGTAGTGATACGGGTGGGGTCTCATCGGAACACGTCTGACAGGCTGCACAAGGCCAACGAATTGCTTTTCTTTTTCATATTCTCCATCATACGGCTGCTTGTTGAAGTTCCGTAAGAATTTTCCAAAGGATCGTTGGAAAGGAGTGAAGCGCGTTGTAGGCGCCACTTCAGGATATAGTGGGAAGCCAAGTCCCCCCAGAGACTGATGAACAAACAAGGAGTATTCACCCTTATTCGTCAACTCATCAATGTCCTTTCGGTTATAGTGAAGGAAACGTCGATGACAGCGCAACTTGTCGCGCGCTCCATCCATGACCTTTGAGTAATAATCCCAAATAGGCAATGACTTGCTATTATGACCTGTTACTCTTTCCTGACCAGTCAGAAGCCCCACGTTCAGGAACCCTAACTTTTCGACCGAACCCCTCGTCTCGTCGTGATAAAAAGCGATCGAGTTTATCGTAAAGAACGACCGATGAAGGTAATTCTTACCGACGCTCAACTCGAATCCGATCTCATTGACCTCCGCCTTCCAAAGGCCGTAGAGTCGTTTATCGCAACGAAAGAGGATATCATCCCCATTGATAAGTACTGGAAGAGAACGCAGAGGTATCTTCCTTCCAGCCCAAGTCTCTAGAGCTTTCCAATAGCCGACAAGGTTTAGAGCGCACAAGATTGGGAAACTCAAAATTGATCCCATTAGTTGTCCGTTCACCTGTGTCGCAGGCAGCAATTGCGCTGCGATCACAGGGTCCTCTTGCTTAGGATAGTTCAATACTTGCTCGTACAAGACAGAGCGCAGAGCGTTTTCCTGATCGTCCGATAGTGACTGCTTGATAAGCCATGTCTCGAAGGATTCTTTGGTATACGCCATTTTAACTCTGTCTGTCGCATTGCTAAAGTCCCCAGAATTCCATTCCGGGTCATCAAAAACAATGTCGCACTCCTTCTCTCTCCGGAGTAGATCGAGAATATCTGTAGTCTCGACCGGGTCGCCGATCAAGCGGAATTGAGGGAGATCATGTAGGAACGCCCACATGCCCTTCTGAGCAAACCTTGCATAATGAGAAGGTTCAGATTCCGTCTTGGTGATCAGTCTTATTCCTAGGGCTTTTGGCACAGCACAGACAACAACACTTAATTTTCGTAAAGGGTAACCAGGCTCAACTCTATTTGCGGGTTGGTCACCAAGTGCTTTCGCGACACCGAAGGCAATAGATTGTGAAATCTGAAGGTCTTCGTCGCAAAACTTGTCCTGGGTCCGCAGTGGATCCAGGTCAAGCCGAGCATTACACTCGGACTCGGTGAGGAACTCGTTTTCTTGAGTTTCTGAATAGCTCTCGCTCATTGGCGGGTCTATCCTATACTTCCACTCCAGTTCTTCCACGAGATCGTCTTCTCCTTGGAGATATCGACCAGGCGTTGGGATGAAGAGAGGGGATTCGTACATCGGGTTACACTTAACAGTCCACACGTCTCCGGGACGACGCTCGCCCATTTCCATAAGGCAAGAATCATGAAGACTCGACCGCTCAAAGATATTTTCAAGGCCCACTGCGGGCTTGTTCGAACAACCGGTCTCGCACGGTGGTTCTCGCGACCTAATCCCTAGAAGGGCCTGGTTACGCAAGAAAGCACGTGCACCGCCCGAACTACGTTTGCTCTCATAACTCGCCGAGTTAGAGGCCTCGTAGATTCGAACGTCGACGTTCGGAGCATCTTTGAAGAGACGCGTGTGATAGTGTATTGTTTCATCCAAGTGGATGAGGTTCACTGTTTTTGCTGTGGTTAAGAGTTTCTTATGGTCAATGTAGGCCTTCGAGATGAAGGAATCAGGAGCCGGTGCTGCACCGCGCTTGACACCCTGGAGGATGCCAAACATTAGTCCTAGATTTTTCTTAGAGAATGTTACAGTACGATTCTTAAGAAAACGCCGTACACCACCGGTATAGAGAAGACTCTGACCGAGGGTAAGTTTATCACTTGAGCAGCCCATGATAAAGGTGGAAGCAGGCGGAGGTGGCGATTCATTCTGGAGAAAGCGAGACATTGGGAAACAAGTCCAATATTTCGCATTCTTAATGAAGTCGGCCTCCGGCCAGGTGCATATCCGCTTGAAGGCAGATAGCTGCGACTGTAGGGAACAGTGTATACAAACTTTATCGTAGTCGAAGTCCGCGAGGACTTCCAAATGCGATAAGGCCAGCTTCACAGAATCAACCACTCTTGTAGTGATCGGAATCTGTAGCGTGACACTGTTAGCTACCGTGGATGAGCAAACATTCCAGCCCAAGAACTCAGCGATCCCAGACTTACCCGTGAGGGCGAGTCTGGTGGCGAGGTCTTTGGAAAGGGGGAACTGTCGGCAACGCGTCTCTATGTTGTTTATTCGAGCTGTTACGCTACGAACAAACTTGAGACGAGGCCTAGTACAACCCACTGGTTTGCTGCTCTGCTCGGAACCCTCCGGGCATAGGACATCCAATATCCCATCGAGAAAAGCCAGTCCATTACGGATTGGTATCTGACTGTTTCCCTTATCAGGATTCATCGGATGCTTCGATTTTTA